CCTTTATTTATGAAAGGGTCGTATTTATTAAGCAAAGAAACTGTCTAGACTTGCAACGGGTTCAGGGTTCCAACCAATCAAACTAATGACTGCTTTAAGTGGTTCAACAAATGCTTTATCAAACTGCATATCATGGTCAATAAATCTATGCAGGTCAAACTCTTTTGGCAATCCACCTGTAAATGATATCACATTCTCATTGATAGGATTCGGTGTAGTTAAGTAAGAGAAATGTAATTGTTCTGCTTCTTTGATTACTTCGTATCTCATATCAAGATTCTTTTCTTTGAGTAAGTGGTTGTACAATAAGGCACCTCTAACGTGTATCGGTGTTCCTTTACTGTAGATAGTTGTTCTATCCGAGTATTGTCTAAGACCACGACAACCTCTAGGGAATGCAACTTCCTCAGGCGGTAGCGTTCTAAAGTCTCTTCGTGCTTCTTCTACGAACTTCCATAAGTCTTGTTCTGTTCCGTTCATGACAACACCAAATGCGTCTGTTAGTTTTGTTCTGACCCATTGTGGAGTTGAAGACTTTGCAGTTTCAATACCCATCATTTTGAGTTTAGGTTCTCTGAGTCTGACTCCTTCGTTGTCATGTACGTTCAGGATATATCTTTTCTTAGCAGTCCAAATACCTCTGTCTGCGATTACCTCACGTCCCATTTGCATTTTCTGTTGGAATGCATTTGTATCTTTTGCAAGTTTGTCATATCCTTTTGCAAGTACGGGTTCGATAGTATCTTCTGCGATAGTATTAATGAAGTCAATAATTTTCGCCTTCGGTGTATCTTCGGGAAAGACTTGCTTTACTAAATCGTCAAGAGTGATATACAATGAATCAGTATCGATTGCAATCACATAGTCTTTGTCTTCTGTCTTGAGAACTTGATTCAACCAATCATTGATTGTTTTCTCACCCCACTGAATAATCAATTGACCCGAAGTCGTAATCGCTTCTGCGAGGTCTACAGAAAAGAATGCAAACCACTGATTAGCAAGAGCACCATAAGCACTGTTCAATGCAATCTTACGAACTTGTTGGTTGTTGTACGCACGTTTGATTAGTGTGTCTAGTTCTCTTTTGCGTTTTGCGTCTTTACATGATTCTCGTTCAACTTGATACTCAATCATTTTTTTCTTCCACAACTTTCTTTCGTCATAGAATTGTTCCATAAGTTCAGGAAGAAAACCTTGTTTGTCTTTTTTGAATTGTGCACCGTTTGGTGTCACAGCATAATCACCTGTAATTGTTTGTTTACCACTGAGTAATTTTTCTACAGAAGTATCCACCTTACCCCTAATCATTTTCTCAGGTGAGATATTATACTGCATAATGATATGTGGATAGAGTGAGTTCAAGTCAAAAGATACAACCCAGTCATGACCACCGACTATAGGTTCCTTGACATAAGCACCTGCAATCTTACTGGTCTTTTCTTGTCCACGTAATTTCTGTGGTGGTGTTTGGATTCCTTGTTCTTTCAAGAAGTTGTAGATAATGGTTTCCCAATACTTCACCATTCCAAATGTATCTGCGTAGTTGCACTTGGCAGTATACGCCATGGATTGAATCAGTTCAATGAATCCTAGTTTGTCTTCCAGTTCTTCAATCAGTTCCACGTCACGGACATTGTATTCCAAGAACAGTGGATAATTAGTTCTGTATAATGTGTGTAGGGAACCGTACTCTGAATAATCTAATTTACCTTTACCCAGTTCAACTTGTGCTATGTGGTCAAGTTTGTAACTCTCTTGTTTGATAAATGTATTCTTTCTGTACAGTTCAAGATAGTCAAGAACATTGACACCATACAATGTGTATACTTGATTCTTTTGATATCCATACTGAGTGAATTCTCTTACGTCTGACATTCTCCAAGGCGAAAGTTTTTTGTGATACCCGTCACCAAATAATCTATCAAGACGATTACAAAGATATGTAATATCGAATGAGTTTACATTCCAACCTGTAATAATATCAAATGATTGTTTGTCCCAATACTTAATAAACTCTTCCAGTAGGAATGCTTCGTCTTGACAATCGACATAGTCTACATTGTCAGGTGCGTCCCAAGGGCCGATTCCAAATGTAACTGAGTTTTTACCGAATGGTTTGATTGTGATTGCGTTGACTTTCTCTTTCGCTTCCATAGGGTCAGGAAAACCCTCTTCACACTCACACTCAATATCAAGTGAGGCGATACGAATGAGTTTGGTATTAGGTTCTATTGTACCTTGAAACTTATCTGCAATATAAGTGTAGACATAACGGTCATAACCGTGGATATCAAATCCTTCCACTTGTTCATATTGTTCTCTGAACTTACGTGCACCACCCATAGAATTTAGATTCACAACCTCAAGTGGTTGTCCGTCTAAAGACCTGTAAGCGGTTTGTCCTTTTTTAGATTTGACGTAGTGATTAGGTCGATAGGCAACTTGAACTTTTACCTTCTTGTTGCCTTGATACCCTGTTACTAAAATCTTGTCACGTGTCCTGCATACATTTGTATAGAAATCCATAATATAAGTATACTACAGACGGGACTATTCTACAAGATTCTTTTTAGAATGAAAATCAAAATTGTTGACTGCAACGTCCTTAATATCTTGCCAGTGTGCTATTTGAGATAACTCGTCTTCCACTGTCTTCATTAAGTCAGGGTGTTCTGCAACACCACTTGCATTCTTTGTTAATACCTCAACATTAATTTTGTGTTTTGAAATCATTGCGTCTGCTTGTTGCACAATCGCATTCAATACTTTGTCGTGAAAATCAATCATACGTTCCTAACTGTTTCTTGTAGTTCTACACTTCTGCGTCCTACTTGTTTGAACCAACGACTGTCTTCCATTTCAACAGCCATTCTTTCCCAATCATGGTCTTCAACTGCATTCAACATATTTTTGAATTTACCCAGTCTTGTACCACCCAAATTGAAACACATGTTAACTAAGACTTCTTGGATATCGCCTGGCAAATCTTTCCATACGTCTTCCCCAATCACATGAACTGTTTCGTCCATATGTTTATCAAAGTCTGAGTCATAGTATGCGTCTACGACTTCTTGTGATACAGGCGTACCAACTTCCCAATCGTACTCAGGGTCTTCGGGTTGACATAAATGTCCAACACCAAGAGTTTTAAATCCCAATGAGTCAATATAAATTTCTAGCACTTCACCTTCGTGCCTCTTAATCGCTTCTTTACATCTTTCGATATTCATTTTTTCTCCTGTCTTGCGACTTGTTCCTCAAGGAGTTCTACTAATATATCTCCCATGAGGTTATTTAGGTCATTGTCTTCTAGAAGGTCGTCCAACTCCATTCCTTCTGGCACTCGTCTAATAGTCCTTTGAAAATTAAGTTCGGGTTTACCTTCCACGAATTCTACTTTACCATATTGATACACTACACCTTCAAATTCTCCTTTGACAATTTCAATTGCGTAATGCTCTTCTGCCTTCTGATTAGGATTTTCTACAATCCTATAATACTCCCCGATTAAATGTGGTCTATTACTCAATGTAATTCACCTCTTTGAAATGACTTTAAGTCTTGCACGTCACCATAGTTGTGGTGTGCTTGAAGTGTCATATCTGCAATTTCAAGTTCAGGGAAACTTGTAATTAGTTTATGCACCAGTCCTGCGATTTCTGTTCTCGATACACTAGGTAATGGTGAATCTAAAAGTCCCAAGTTCAATGTAGTCATTTTATATTTTTTATCCGAATTGTATTGATAATTATTTGCAAGGTGATTCAATGACGCTTTAGCAGCTGAGTAAAGATATCCTTTAGATATGTTTGGTTGAGCTGCTCTTGAAGAAAAGTTGATAATGTATTTACTGTTGTCATCTTTCCATGCGTTGTGAGCTAATTCTAAAATCTTTGTTTGTTCAAAGTCGTCATATGCAAAGTTAATTAATACATCATATTGTTCCCAACCCCACCATGTATTTCCATTCACTGTAATGTTTTCCATACGTTCAGACATAACTTCTATCTGTTTACCATTATATGGTGTTGCTTCTAGTGTATCAATAATTGTTTTTGCTAAACCTGTACTACCTGTTATTGCCACTCTCATAATATTCACTCACTAAATCAAAGGACGGTTTTCCAAATAGTGAACCGTCAACACTGCATTTATTACAAGGTGAATGACTTCTATCACCTTTCATTAACTTCTTACGAATCTTTGTCATAGGTTTACTAAACCAAACGTCATGTAATGTTGACTGTAGCAAGTTACCTACAACATGTTCTCGTCCCCAATCGTTTGAACAGAATAGAACGTCACCGTTCCAATCAACAAACATTTTGTAGAAGGGGTAATGACAAGGTTTGCCTTGTAAAGAAGTAATGTCTGTTTCTTCTATCCCAACCCAATCGATTACCCCGCTACGGTTATTGAGAATCAATCCATGTTTCTCAAAGTCTCCCCAATGCATTCTAAA